CAAAGGTAACAACAATACCTGCAAAAGCCACAGGCGATCTTAACTGGATGGGCGGACTTGTTCAAGTAAGCGAAAAAGGCGGAGAGATTATAGACTTGCCACATGGTACAAGAATTTATCCGCACGATGAGAGTGTCAGAATGGGCAAAGCAGGCGGTAGTACTAATATTAGTATTCCAAAGTTGGCTGACCAAATCGTTGTAAGAGAAGAGGCGGACATCGCCAAAATAGGCAAGGCCGTAGCAAGAGAAATTATGGCGTCACGAAGAAATCGAGGAGGTATGAGTTTCAGTGCAAATATGGCTTAAAGGTAGTAGCCCGATACGCTTTCCTGTGCTTCCTTCGGAATACAAAATCCAAGGAAGTAGGGGCGTTGAGACTGTAAATATAAACGCCTTGGGAGAAGTAGACCTTGGCGGAATGAGGGGACTTAGAACAGTCTCCTTTTCTTCTTTTTTTCCAAAACGGTATAACTCCGGATACTGCGAATTTAGGAGGATTAAAAATCCTATGCAATACGTCAAGCAGATAGAAAGAATAATGGCAGGCGGTCCGACTAAGATAATAATTACTGGAACGCCTATCAATTTCCCTTGTAGAGTAACTTCTTTCGAGTGGGGCGAAGATGACGGCACGGGAGATGTAAGCTTTTCTATAGCTTTAAAAGAACATAGAAAGATAGCTATAAGTCAGTCGAGTGTGGTGGCCGAATCAGGTGGCACAGTTAGCGATGCTTCACGGGCTGCAGCTGATACAGCGTCAAAGGATGCTACAAAAAGAGAAGATACAAGAGAAAAACCGAAGACTTATACAGTAAAAAGAGGTGACTGTTTAAGTTCAATCGCAAGAAAGCTTACAGGGTCTTCAGATTGGCATGCTTTGTATGAACAAAATAAAGGTATTATCGGTAGCAATCCGAATCTTATAAGAGACGGCACAGTCTTAGTAGTTCCGTGAGGTGATGTATGAAGATAAATCTTATAAAAGATACGGGAGTTATATATAACATCACGAATGCAGTATCTAGGATAGTGTGGAAAGGTTCGGCAAGTGAGGCGGCAAGAAGTGTAGATTTTGATTATATAAATGCACCTTATGATAATACTGTAAATTTGCCGTCTATCTCTACAGGCGACTATATATCACTTGAGGACAGTAAAGAGGGCGAAATCTTCTTCGGTCAGATTTTCGGCATAGAAAAATCAAGTCAGACCGGCACGATATCCTTTACGGCTTATGACATGATGAAGCATCTGCTTGAAAGCACAGGTCAATATAACTTCAAAAACCTCACACCCGAGGCGATAGTGGCTCAAGTATGCGCAGATATACAAGTGCCGATAAGGCACTTACATCCTACGGGGGTCAATATCTCAAGTATGATATGCGATAAGATGAAGATGTACGACATCGTGATGGCTGCATATACAAGAGCACATCGCATCACGGGTGATAAGTACTTTGCGATGATTTATAAGCGCGGACTTGGTGTATATAAAACTGAATGGGCGGTAAAAGGTTTTACACTTTCCGAAAACTCAAATATTTTTGCAAGTAGTATATCTGAGACTATGGATGAAATTAAGAATAAAATTCTTATATTTGATGACAAGGGAAAGCAAATCGGAGAAGTAAAAGATGATGAAAGCTTGAAAAAGTTCGGAGTCTTTCAAGAGATTTACAGCAAAGAAGAGGGGGTTGATGCCACAACAGGAGCGAAAAACCTTTTGAGAGTTAAGCCGACTCAGGCAATAAAAATATCGGCTATAGGCGATATAAATTGCTTATCTTGCTACTTTGTACAGGTAAAAGATACAGCCACAGGCTTATCGGGCAAATACTGGATATCTTCAGACAGTCATACTTTTGAAAATGGCATACATAAAATGGAATTAGAACTTAGATTTGACAGCTTGATGGATGCAAAAGACATTAAAGAAGAGACTGAGAAGAAAGAAGAAAAGAAAGAGTCCGAAAAAGAAAGCAAAGGCAAGGCGAAAAGTTCAAGCGGTACACCTGCAAAGAAGAAAAGCAAGCAAAAAGAAGTACTTGAAAGTGTGAAGAAAGCAGTCAAAGAACAACAGGCTCCTGCAGTGTCAAAACCTGCAAGACCTGAGAGGAAGAAATATACAGGAATGATGGAGTAGGTTATGAGTTGGACAGATGCATTTATAAATACAGATACGGGCGATTTATCGGACGGTATACAGGTCGCTGAAATGGTGAGTTCTAACTCATGTAAGATAGGCGACTTGATACTGATGGCTGAAGATTTGCTTTTTAATGAAAGCTTGACGGTAAAGCTTGCAAGTAAGGTATCAGGGCAATGCCCCGAAGTGGGAGCTTTGCAGGATACAAGCACATACTTGTCGCCCTTACAAGCAGGCGACAAAGTGGCTGTATACAAGGTTAAGGGAAGCGATCCGAATGACTACACATCAACCTTATATCTTGTTTTAGGGAAGTTGGTGAAACTATGAGCATATTGCCAAGTTTTTTACAGGAATTAAGCGATACAAAGACGATAAAAGAAGATGATAGCCAAGTCGTCAAGGTACCGAAAGAGTATGGTATAGACTTTGCAACCGGACAGCTTACAGGCAAAATAGTAGAAGGCTTGGAAGCTATAAAAGTATGGATATGGTTATGTATGCATACAGAACGCTTTAGACATGCAATATACTCTGCCGACTATGGCACAAGCTTAGAGCAGTATATCGGTCATATGCTTAGCGAGGAGTACATAAATACGGATTGCGAAAGTGAGATATCAGATGCACTGCTGATAAATGAGTATATCGAAAGTATAGAAGATTTTGAAGCGGTCAGAAATTCCGATAGCTTGAATATATATTTTAGAGTAGTGACAAAATTCGGAAGTTTGGAGGTGGACGAGGTTGTACGAAGATAAAAATTATAAAAGCATCCTTGCTGATATGAAAAAATATATCGGCGATGAGATAGTAAAGTCAGAGGGCAGTCTAGTACATAATGCCTTGTCTGCCTTGGCTTATGAAATTGAAAAGCTGTACATACAAATGGACTTTATAATTGAGCAAAGTCATGCAGGTACGGCGGATATAGAGCATTTAGAGATGATAGCGCTTGACAGGGGCATAGTTAGAAAAGAAGCCACTAATGCATATGTAAAAGCTGAATTTAATACAGCTATCCCGATAGGCTCACGCTTTAGCCTAAAAGGCTACAATTACAAGGCGGTGGAAGTCATAAATGACAGCTTGCATTACTACAAAATGCAGGTCGAAGAGACAGGATCCGGAGCGAATACCCTAAAAGGCGACCTAATACCGATTGACTACATTGACGGCTTAGAGTCGGCAAAAGTCACAGAGCTACTTGTAGCAGGCGATGAAGAAGAGGACCGAGACTCTTTATATAAGCGATATATTCAGAGTTTCACATCACAAAGCTTTGCAGGCAATATTTCTGCATACAAGGAGAAATTCGCAAGCATTCAGGGCGTGGGCGGTTCAAAGATATATCCGACTTGGAACGGAGCAGGCACGGTCAAGGCGGTGCTTATATCGTCAGAAAATACCGCAGTTAGTAGCTATCTGATAGAGCAGATAAAAAAAGAAGCCGTACCCGACAAGGGCGCAGGTTACGGGTGGGTTCCTATCGGTCACAATTTGACTATAGAGTCAGTAAAAGAGGTTATCGTTGCGGTAAGTACTCAAATTACATACTCATCGGGCTACTCAAGTGCAAATTTGGCCGAAAATATCAAGGCAAAGATACAAGGCTATCTGAAAGGTATAGCAGAAGCATGGAAAGAAGGTGACGAGCATACTGAGGCAATCGTATACATCTCAAGACTTGAGTCGGCCATATTAAGTGTGCAGGGCGTACTTGATGTAAACAACACTTCTTTAAATGGAAACAGCAGTAATTTAACTTTGCAGAGTGATGAAATTCCAAAAATGGGCGAGGTGGTACTGACATGATAGAGGTTGATACACTTCAATATCTACCGCTTCACATAGCGGAGATAGAAGAGTTTAAAAAGATTGCAAAGACTTATGATAAGTACTTAAGACTTGTATGGCAGTCACTAAAAAAAGAAGAACTTAACAGGATTTTAGCCACAATGGACGAAAGTGAGTGCGCACAGTGGGAAGAGCTGCTGCATATAGTAGTAAATCCGGCTGACAGTCTTGAAGACAGGGTCAACCGCATACGCGGTTATCATGTGTCCGACTTGCCTTATACAATCAATAAACTTGATGAAGTATTAAAGGTTGTGTGCGGTGCGGATAACTATAAATTAAAAGTGGATAGCTCAAAATATTTGATTGATTGTGGTGTAAAACTCGTATCAATCCCTATGATTAGTGTAATTGCCGATTTGATAAGAAAGAGAGCACCTGCGAGCATGCTTGTAAATGTGTATGCTTTATTCAATCGCTGGGAACGCTTTAAACAATTAAGGTGGTCAGAGATTACTACAGACACATGGAAGAAAATTCACGACGATAAAAAATGGCAGGAGGGATA